CTTCTCAATGTTTCTCTTTCTATAATATTTTTTGCAGATCTTGCAAAAGCATTCAAGAAACTTTTTGAAGCTAGGTCAATTACTTTTTTTGTTTTCAAAGTAACAATTGCCATTTTGTGTGTGAAATATTCAAAACAAAAACGATAACTCATTGATTTTTCTCCGATTATATACTGCTCGTGTCTTTCAACAACTCCAATAGACTGAAGAAAGTTGAATACCTGCAAGTATTTTGAATCATTTCTTTCGCTTAATTGATTCATAAGTATAGATGCCTTGAGTCTCTTCCATCCATTTATTTGATCTGCAGTTGCATCAGCTTGTGATGCCTTAAAGAACGTATCATTTAAGTTGTTTGCCATTACATAACAAAGTTCCCTGGCGACTTCAATGTTTGAATTGATTGAAGAGATCAAATTTAACTCTTCTGTTGTCAGGTTGTTAAGTCTCTTGACTAATTTTGCTGGTACATATACTTTTTTGTATGTGTCCTTGAACTGTGAAAGATCAATTGGTGACTCCTCATCAAAGAATAATTGGCAATTTGTTGTCGCTGTGTACTGCATTCCTTCATTTGTTGTTGATACTATGTAATTCATTTTTACTTGTGACGGACTTCAGTTCCCGTTCTTTAATAAATATAATTCTTTTTTTAAAAAACGTAAATTTATTTTACTTATTTAACAAGATTAACAACTTTAACAAAAAGCGAAACGAGAAATGGTTCTGAAGTATTTCTCGTTTCTGGTTGTATTCTACACAAGTAAAAAATAGAATACAACGTATATGTAAAAGGGACTGGGAATCCCTCCACAAATAAATATGGAGAAGTTTTTAAAACCCAACTCAAATATACATTTTTTTTCTTGAATCAACAAACTTTTTTTGAAAGCTAGAAGTTCTAACCAAATTCTTCTTTCCATCCTATTCTAACTCTACCTTTCATCTTCTATTTTCTTTTCTTCTTTCTCTTATATTCATCTATGATTCCCATAACAAACTATAAAATCAATGTTTAAATGAAATAGAGCAAGAAAAACGAGATAAAGAAAAAACAGTTTACTTAGATTTTTTTTTGAAAGCTAGAACTTCTAACTAAATTCTTCTTCCATCTCATGCTAACTCTATCTTCCATCTCCTATCTTCTTTCTTCTTCTCTTCTATATCTCATATATGTTACTTAAATGATGTGGTTAAAAATGGCCATTCAAGCAAATAGAGCAAGAAAAAGAAGAAAAAAGAAAAACTGTTTACTTAGATTTTTCCAATCAAAATAGACGAAAGACTCAGTGTATATATAAGGTGTGCAACCAACAATCTTCATTGGAAAAAATATTTTTCTCATTCCTTCGCGTTTTTATTTTTTGTCACTATTTATAATAAAGACAAAGAAAATGACAAATAAAGAATTGGAAGAACAAAGAAAGAAGATTGAAGAAAAGACACTCTTCATTTCTTGGGCCATCTCAAACGATGCTCAGATCGATCAAATAACCCACAGCACAGATCGCTTCACAAACTGGGATGTGTGCTTTACAAGCGGCCAAACGCAACAAAAAGTAGTATGTGAAATGAAGAAGAGGGGTTATAGCAAACAAATATACGATACACAACTCATAGAAAAATATAAGTGGGACTTTTTGATGAGTCTTCACACGGCAAGGCCAGAACTCCTTCCGCTTTATCTCATAATTTATCCACTTGAAGGGAATGGTTATATGTCTTTGGAGTTTGATCTTCGTTATGTTGCTCAACCACAATGGGAAACGCAACAGCACTGGGCTGACAATACACGCACAAAAAAGGTTGATAAGCTGGTTGGCTATATCAGCAACGATCAGGCTACAAGGAGGGCTTTGAAATGAATATAACAACAAAAGATATGGATGAGTTCTATTCTGTGATTACGATGGAACTTGGAAACTCATACATTAACTATGCGAATAAGTATCTTGCTACAAAAAAAAGTAGCAAACCCCATATAATATTGGATGGTGAGCGTCACGAAATAATTGCTGACTCAATGATTGCAACTGCAAATTTTTATCTCAAGACGAATAAGAAAGATAAAAAGGAATGGGAAAAATATTTTTATGTTACAATTTCAAACATAGTTAAAAAGAAGTCATTCCCAAAAAGTAAAATTTTGAACTTTGTAGATGACTATTTTGATTATAATTTCATTGATGAGTTTAAAGATCAAGCTTGGAATGATTTTTCTATAAAATCTGATGATCAGTTAAAAGAATGTTTAGTTAGCTTTTATAAAAATGATATTAACGAACAACTTGCTGAAAACCAAAAAGACGATTCAAAAAGAATGAGCGATCTTGTAACAATGAATGAGATCGATAATTGGTTGAAAGAGAGGCTACGCCAGGGCAAGATAGTGCCAATTGATTATTCTATTTTTAGGGTAAGACATATTTTGGGCAGGACTGTTATTGAGATTGCTGAGAAGCTCGGATACAGCAAATCTTTTGTGAGACTTCGTTGCAACAACATCAAAAACTATATAAAGGAGGAATTGAAATATGAATTTAATGATTGAAATTATCGCTTTGGCTACTTTTGCTAATATTTTTACTTGGCATTCTATGGAAATTAGCAACTTCTTTTTGGATAGATTGAAGTTGAACTTCAAGCCTTTCTCATGTAATGTGTGTTTGGCTTTTTGGTTATGCTTCCTTAGTCACTTTTTTTTAATGGGTTTCCAGCCAATTGAGGCGCTTTTTGTTGGTTTTTGTGGATATCTGGCCTCGCATATTATTTTTTTAGTTCTAAACAAAAACAAAATCTAACCAAAAAACATATTTATTTTCAAATGGAACACCAAGAAAAAAAACAACTAGCCGAAGAAATTTGCAAAATGTGCAACGAAGGATTTGTTGATGCTTCATATCTTGCTATGCTTCTTACCAAGCTTGTAGGCCAACCAAGAATTGCGACCTGCAATTGCACTTCAGTTGTTGGCAGACTTTGTAATGAAGCAAGAGTAATCTTATCACAACTTTAACACAATATAATGTCAAGACCTAAACCATTAACAGAAGCTGAGATTACGTTTGCGGAAGCTGTCGCAATGGGCAAATCGTATAAAACTGCCGCAGAACTTGCTGGTATAAAAGGTTATGGTAGTGCTGCCTGTAAAATTGCAGAAAGACCAAAAGTAGCTGCCTACATTCTTCAACTTTCAGAAGAAATGAAAGGCAAATACCAAAAATATCTTGATGAAGGTCTTCCACTACTTTGGCAAACAGCAAAAGAGCAAGGAACCGTAAATGCAATTGCTCGTGCGCTCGAACTGATTGCCACTATAAATGGAGACATAAAGAAAAAAGATGAAACAATTCAAGAAGGTCAAAAAATTGAGATAAATTATATTGCTCCAGCAGAAGACAAGGAGGGAGAATAAATGGAAACAATCAATTTCTACCCAACCAAAAAGCAACACAAGGCATTTGAATATCTCACAAAACACCCACAAGTGACAAGCGTACTTTATGGTGGAGCAGCAAGTGGAGGAAAAAGTTTTCTTGCTGCAGCCTGGATAACATTGTCTGCACTAAAATACCCAGGTACTCGCTGGTTTGTAGGTCGTGAAACCCTACAATCAATCAAAGAATCAATTCTAAAGACATTTATTGACCTGCTAAAAAAATGGAAGATCAATTACAAGATAAACAATTCAGATTACGTAATTACATTTGAGAATGGATCAACAGTAATGTTTCGTCCATTGGCTCAATTGCCAGGAGACAAAGACTTCGATTCGCTTGGCTCACTTGAATTAACAGGAGCATTTGTTGAGGAGTGTTCACAAATATCAAAGAAAGCTGTTGAGATCTTGACTTCAAGGATTCGATATCGACTTGACGAATATGGACTTGCTCCAAAGATTCTTCTTGCCACAAACCCATCAAAAGGATGGCTCTACAGCGATTATTATATGCCTTGGCAGAACAATATACTTCCAGAACATAAAGTCTTTATACAAGCTCTGTGGAGCGATAATCCACACACACAATCAACATATGTTCAATCTCTTATGAGACTTGATGAACAGAATAGAAAAAGACTTCTTGAAGGTAGTTGGGACTACGATGATTCAGACCAAGATATCTTTCCTTGGCAAACACTCAATGATTGCTTCGATAAAATTCAACCAAAGAATCCAATCGCCACACATATTACGGTTGACCCTGCTCACTTAGGTGAAGATAGAACTGTAATTGTAATCTGGTATGGATATTATGTTGAAGACATCATTGTTCTTGAGAAAAGCGACACAACAAACACTGCAAACGTAATCAAAGAACAAATGAAGAAGCATAATATACGTGAGCACCAAATAGCAATTGATATTGATGGTGTTGGTGCTGGTGTTAAGGATCAAGTATCTGCTTTTTGCCACGGAATTCACAACGGTGGAGCTGTGTTTCGTTCTGAAAACTATAAAAACTTGAAGACACAGATGTATTATAAGTTTGCAGAGATGTTGTATTTAGTTTCTTTTGCTCCGCATCTTAAGCAGTACAGAGACAGAATTATACAGGAAGTATATAACCACAAGAGAATTAATATTGATTCAGATGGCAAGCTTGAAATGACCAAGAAAGAGAGTGTAAAGAAGGCAATTGGCCGTTCACCTGACTTTGCAGATGCTTTGGCGTTCAGATTCTTTTGGTTGTGCAAAAATAAATGGGACATTTAATTGTGTTTTAAAAATATCATAATATTTATTAACATGACAAAGATTGAAATTGAAAATATAGAGTACAACGTGCCAAATTCATTTGATGAGGTTACGATTGATCAATTCGCAAAGATCGTCTTGAAGCTCGAAACAGAGCGTGACGAGTTGACTATGAATACAGAGATCATTAAGATTCTAACTGGCATTGATATTTCAAATCTTCCATTTGAAATTGGCGTAAAAATATTTTCTTTAATGCCATTCTTGAATGACATCTCAGTCATAAACGACCAAACTCCGTTTACTGAAGCATTTTTCATACACGATGGTGAGAAGTATAATGTTCCACAAACAATTAACTTTATAACGTTTTCACAATACTGGGCACTCGATAAATTGCTTGAGATTTATCCAGGAAACAAGATATTGGATCAGGCTGCTTTGATAATTGGTCTTCTTTGTTTTAAAGATGGAGAGAAATATAACTTTGGTCTTGCAAAGCAGAGAGAGCAATTGTTTAAGAAGTTGCCTTGTACATTGGCTTGCAGATTGATCAACGGTTTTTTTTTGCAAAGTCGAATTTCGAACGAAACTATGAAGCTTTATTTGATGGGCAAGGAGGAACTGGACAGACAGACAGTTATGTTGGAGAAATTAATCGAAAATGGAAGTGGGACACGGTTATCTGGACTATTTGCAAGGAACTATGTGAAGCTCCTGAAGCAACCGAAGAAAGGGAGGTTAGTTACATTTTTAACTACCTTGCTTGGCAAAAAGATATGGAAAATGTTCGCGAGGCGAAGTCCAAAAAAGGAGTCCAAAGATAAATAAAAGATCATACATAATAAAAAATATAGCAAAATATGAACATATATAACCTAATGCTAACAATGTCAGGAGCTGCTTATTCACACGCATTCGTAGCTCAAGTATCTGTTGGTGGACAAGACGAAATGATGAAGGAAAAAGATAACACATATCCTGCTGTTGTCTTCGACTTCCCAATTCAAGGCAACATCAACAACCACGTAAAACAATATAACCTGGCATTCGAAGTGCATGACAGAATAATTCAATCAAATTCAAATGTGGCCGACAAACTTATTCGTGCTGGCAAAACAGAGAATATTGCAGAAGACGTATATCACCTTATTCGTACAGCAGTGCAAACTGCAGGATATCTAATGGAAGAACCAAACCAAATTAATTTCTTAATTGATCTTCCAGAGACGAGCGATATCAATGTAATGACAAGATGTGAATTCGTGATTAATCAACCAAGAAGAAATTGTGATCCAATCCCGACTCGATAATGGTTACACAGGAAGATATAAATAGAATGTGGGACATTGTTGGCAACTTGGTTGTCAATGCTGCCAGCGAGGTATTCACCACAAAGTCAAAGCTTCTTGCTAAGGGTGGCTTGGTTGAAAATATTAAGTACCAGGTAACTCCAAAGAATGAGATTGAATTTCTTGTTACGAAGTATTACGAATATTATGTTGCTGGACGCAAACCATTTGCAAAAAAAGTTCCTATTTCTGCATTGATAAAATGGATCAAAAGATATAGATTCAAGGTTGGAAAAGGCAGAGATAAGAAAGGAAAATTCATTTCTGATCTTTCATTTGCATTTGCAATTCAGAATGCAATTTACAAGAAAGGAATTAAGGCAAAGCAAGATCCTATTGAGCAAGCATTGAATATTGCGAATGATGCGATTGAGAAAGTTGTGTATGATGACTTCACGACTATTTTATTTGCTGACTTAGATAAATTTTTTAACGACTAACTTCATATTTATTTTAAATGGCAACAATCAACATCATATCACAGCCTGAGCAATTGAGGCCAACGAATTATCCAATTGTATATCAATTTGATGAGACTGTTACAGCACCAAGACTTATTGCAGCAGAGATATTTGTTATTGATGCTCCAGTTACGAATGGTCAAACTTTTACTTTTTACATCGCTGACACAACAAGAACAAATGGAAGAGTAACAGTTATAGCTCAAGATACTCCATCTAACGGAGATATACCAACTTCTACAACTACAACAATAAACGATATAGTTCAAAATTTAGTTGATACATTAAATGATAATGGTACATTCAATTATGGTTATACAGCAAATTATATTGGTGGTAACGTTTTTTCTATCACAACTCCAAATCCTGGAGCGAGATGGAATACAGCCTATGACAATAATTTAGGAGTTTCACATTACAGTAGCATAGCAATTTATGGTTTTACTCCAGAACATTTCTTTTCAGATGGAACTGATACATTTAATGTCTTTTTAGATGTGTATAAGTTTAATACTGGATCTGGCCCAGGTTATGCACAAACACCATCAACTTCAAATACAACTAAGATTGGAAGATTTCTAAGATCAAAAAATAATGACAATGATTATTATTTTGATATTTCTGATTTCACAAAAAGTTTATTGCATTTTAATGCAGTTCCAAATTTACGTGCAACAACTTTTACTTTATTGCCAGGTGCATCAACAGCAATTAATCTAAAATATGGATTTGTCTACACATCAGGATCAACTTTTAATAGAGCTGTAACTGAAGATGAAATAAACAATAAGTGGATAATCAATGCTAGTATTCCATTCAATATTCAAAATGATTCATTCTTGGATTATCAACTTTATACTGGTCGTACTTTCTTGACAAATCAACCAAGGGCAGGGAAAATTGTTGATCAAGATGAAAGTAATCCACTTGCTTATTTCCATTATGCAACTGGTGCAACGAATTTTGTAACTTCAGCAAGTATTGAATATACGTTTACAGATGGTGCAGTTCTAACAGCTCTGACTGCACATTATTTCGATACTACAGTTGGTATTGACGGAGTTTATTATGCAGACCTTGGGCCAAGCAACTTGCCAATTTCTGGCATTGAGAATTTATTTCAAAAAGAAATTGCAAGTTATGAGGTTTGGTTTCAAAGAAAAGTTCTTGGAAACTACACAGACATTTTCACAGAGAGAATTAAATTCATTCTTGAAAAGACCTGCAAGGACAACAAAAGAAATATCATTTGGAAAAATGAAATTGGTGGAATTGACTCCTGGACATTCAATGGGAAGGATAATCAATCAACTGACATCCAACAAACAATTTATTCAAAAAATGTATTGAATAATAATAGAAGATATATTGCAAATAAATCAACAGGAATAATTAACAAATCAACAAAGATAAATTGTTCTTCTGGTTGGCTTGATGAGGATCACTTTAATTGGATGAAGAATTCTTTGATTGGTTCACCTGCAGTTTGGATTAACGAGACAGGAAACGTTATGGAGAGAATTATTTTGGTTGATGTTACTGTGCAAAAAGACAGCGATAATTTGATGCACAATATTTTGATAACTTACGAGAAAGCAGAGTACGATAATCACATTGGAAGATAATGATTGCAATAAAAATAAATGGAGAATTCGTTGAAGTAAACGAAAATTTGAGTGTGACTCTTCAACAAGGTGTTGAGGAGCCATCGAATATTACATCTCGTTCATTAAATCATTCATATACAATTTCAATTGAAAACAATTCAAATAATAGGAGAGTATTTAATTATTTTGATCCAAAGAAAACAGGAAACTTCAACCAAGTACAAGTTAATTCAGTTGAGATATTTTCAGATGGAACACAGATATTTCAAGGCAATGCAAAAGTAACAGAAATAACTGAAGATGAAATAAAATTCTTTTGTATTTCTGAAGAATCATATTGGGTTCAAGAAATCCAAGGCAACCTAAATGAATTATATTTAGGTTCTGGTTATACTTTTTATGGAGCAAGACAAAATGGAACAGGTTATCCATCAGATGCTGTATTTATGACAGATTTTTGGACAGGAAATACATCACAAGGAATAACTACAAATGAAATAATTCAATTTCCATTGATTTCTTATGGAAATTTTTATGTTGGTCAGTGGAACTTAACAAGATATGATCTTGGTTCTGGAGCACTTTTTACTGCAGATAGAAGTATTGATTTTATAAATAATGGTAATATTTTTGTTTATGTAAATTTAAGAAGTGGGATTAACTCAAATATTGATGACAATATATTTCAACTATTAAGAGTAAACTCTACACAATTTCAATTAATAAAAAATGGAATTCCTCTTATTTTGACAAATGGTATTATTACAACATTTTCAAATGTTGGAACTATGAATTTTTTGGAATCAACAGAATATTTTGATGTAGGTATAAGTCCACTTGAGTCAGAGAGGAAATATTCTGTTATTCATGAACTTGAGATGGAAGATATTCCTCCTTCTATTAACTTGAAAAAAACTTTCGATGGCATTTTCTCAAATATTGGATGGAAGATTCAATCTTCATTTATGGAGTCAGATAATTTCAAGAATTTGTATATGACTTATTCTGGGAAAAAAGATCCACAATGGAACTGGGGAACTTTGTCACAAGTAACATTAAGAGATACTGGATTATTAAGTACATCAACAAACGGATATTATGAAAAAATTTTTGGTCTTGGAAGATATTTTTTTAATTTTGTTGAAGCAGCTGAATTAAAAGATTATTCATCTTCTTATTTTTTTAGAGATGGGTATATAGTTCCAAAAACTGGAAATTATTTAATAACATTATATGTAACAGGAACAACAAATTTTGTTTTCCAGACTGGTATTCAGACAAATAAAGATAGATTACAAAGGAATATAATTTATTTGTCTAAAAGAAGTAATTCAAATTCACCAGATAGCTTTGAAACTGATACTGATTTAGAAGGATTTGAAGATTATTTTTCTTCATTGTCACCAACAGGAAACATTTTAAATAGAGACAATATAATTTGGTGGTTCAATACAAACTGGTCAGCTACTGATCCAGTTGGAGATACTGTTGCTCCATTCGATTACATTACTGTTTTAAATGAAAATTATGGATTCAATGATGACACAAATGAATTAATTAGAAATATAACAACTAAAGACCAGCAAATAAGACAGGGTGGTTTTGGAACAACCAACTTTGATTATACTTATTATTTGCAATTGTTCATAGAAACATCATTGAAAAAAGGTGAAAAAATAAAGTTAACAAATGCAATTGGGTCACCTTATACTACAAGTGCAGCAAGTTCAACCATTGATGGAATTGAATGCACTTTTCAAATGGTAAAGAATGAGGATGGTACAGATTCAGAACTAACACTTAAGGCAGAGAACTTTATGCCTGAAATGTCAAAGATTGATTATGTAAAATCAATTATAACAAGTTTCAATCTTTATTCAAAAACAGATGCAATAAATAAATCAATTGTTTTTGAACCAAGGGATAATTTTATTCTACCTTCATTTCTTGCATTGGATTATTCAAACAAGATATTTTTTGATGTAAAATATTACCCTTTTGAGTTATCTAGATTCTATGAGTTTGGATGGAACAAAGATAATAATGATATATGGTCTGTTCCTCTTGATTTAATTGGAGGATTCCAAGTGTGGCAAGCAAATGGAGATGGAACTCTTTATAAAAATATTGCAAATGCGAATGCCGATGGAAGTAGCAAGATAACAAGTAAAATAGGTTATGCTGCAGAAAGGCAATACCATAATGCGCTTGAAGTACCAAATATTTCAAGAAATCTTTCTATACCAACTATGATGAGGAAAGAAGATGAGTTTGTGCCTCAAAGAAATGTTTCTTGGACATTTAATCAAACACCAAAAGTAATTGAATGGCAAGGTATGAGAGATGGAGCATTTATTTTTGATGAACAACTAAGAATGCAATATCCTTATGCAGCATCAACTTATGCAACTGGTATGACTTTAACTTGGTATGATAAAGTGTTGTTTTCTGGAACAAATATAAATACTTTAGAAAAAGGAATGTACTCAACATTCTACAAAGACCAAATCAACGAATACATCAATTCAGAAATGACAGAAATCACATTCATCATTTCAACAAAAGATTATTTGGAATTGGACACGAGGAAACAAATATTTTGGAATGAATGTCATTACAGAGTAATTGATATACAGTACCAACCTAGCCAAAAATTGGCAAAATTGAAAATGATCAAAACCAATATCTAACATATTTTATTATATGGCATCAAGTACAAAGACATTTACGATCAAGATTAACGGTGTTGACACCGCAATAAAATCTGTTAATGAGCTGGAAGATTCAGTCAAGCAGTTAGAGAATGAACTTAATACTGCTGAGTTTGGTTCTGAGAATTTTGATCAACTAAGATCTGATCTTGTTGCTGCAAGCTCACATTTGGAGACATTCAAACAAAGTGTTGAGCCAATCACAAATTCACAGATTGCAGATGGATTCTTGAAGATGGGAGAGGCTGCTGCTGGAGCAGTTGGTCTTATTGGTACTGGACTTATTGCGTTTGGTGCATCAAGCGAGGATGTAGAGAAAGTACAAGCAAAGCTTCAAGGAGTTACAGCTGCGCTGCAGTCTGTGCAAATGATCACAGAAGGATTAAATGCAGAGAATGTAAGAAGTATAAGCCTGGCACTTCAATCAGCCGAAGCTTGGGTTCAAACAGGAACAGCAGCAAAAGCAGCAACAACTGCTGGAGCAACAGGTATAAAAGGTCTTGGTCAAAGTTTTGTTGGATTTGGCAAGGCATTGCTTTCGAATCCTATATTTCTTATTGCTGCTGTCATTACAGGAATATTGGCTGCAACAGGCAATCTAGAGAAGACTTTAAAGGTAATAGGTGGAACACTCGCAAAAGTATTTGAGCCATTTGGAGATATCTTAAAAAGAGTTTCTAAGGACTTTAAGCCTTTGATTGATGCTGCTATTGAATTCCTTCCACCATTAATACAAATTTCAACTCTTTCATCAAGAATACTTCTTCCTGTATTCAAGGCATTGTTGCCTGTAATTGATGCTTTGAGTGGTGCAATTGAATTCTTTGCTAATGGTTTGTCAAATATGGCAAATGTTGTTTCCACGTCTGTAACAAGTCTTACAGACTTTATTGGAATAACAAATTCAAGCAAAGATGCACAAGAGGATTTTGATGCAACAATTGAAGCTTCAATCAAATATCAAACTGAATATGAAGAAGCGATTGGAAGAACAAATAGAGCCAAAGAAAGAGAATTAGAGGTTCTTAAAGCAAGTGGAGCAAGTGCAAAAGAAGTTAATAAGGCAGAACTTGAATTACTTAAAACCAAGTCAGATCAAATTAAAGCTGAACTTGATTATGCTGTCGCATTGTACAAGAGAATTGAGGCTGCTGGACAATTAAAAGCTGTATCAGAGGATCAATTAAAATCTTTGGTTGAACTTAATCAGAAGTATCTTGATGCTGCAAATGCAGTTGTTGTTAAAGAGAAAGAGATTGATACAGAAAGAAAACAATCTGCTGCTGATCGTGCAAAAGAAAATAAGGATGCGCTTGATTCATTAAAAGCTCAAATTGCAGAGAGATTGAAATTGTCTGAGATTGGACTTGGATTGGAAAACCTTGATAAGGATTTACAAGACCTGGAAGATAAACTTAAGAAGGTTGACCAGACAAACATTGAAGGAATTCTTGAGGCTCAGGTAATTGAGGAAAAGATTGTTGAGTCAAGGAAGTCAATCTTGCAAAAAAATGCAGATAATGCAGCTGCAAAAGAAGAAGAAATATCCATCAATCTTAAAAAAGAGTTGGATAAGAGAACTTTTATTGGTGAAGCTGGAGAAAAAGAAAAGGCTAGATTGATAAAAGAAATAGACGATTCTTTGAAGAATAATCTTGAAGTAAATCAGTCAAATCTTAATCAAGCAAAGAAAAAACTTGATGATGATTATAAAAAAAGCGTTGAAGAAAACTCAAAAGAAATTACAAAAAAGCTTGAAGATGAAGCAAAGAAATCACTTGATATAAAAAATGCTGAACTTGAAGGAAGGAAGAAAGCGAATGATAAAATTGCCAACAATGAAGAAATAAGTTCAGATGAAAGAATAGTTGCAACTAGAAAAAGTGCAGAAATTCAAAAAGAAATTATTCTTAATAGGGCAGAAGAAGCATTAATTGGACTTAAAGAGGATTCTTTAGAATATAAAGAAGTAATAAGAAAGAGAGATGAAGCAATTGTTGATCTAGCTGAAACAACCCAAGACAAAATTGATAAAATTGATGAAGATGCAAGAGCTAAAAGGAAAGCTAAGATCATGTCAATTGCATCAGATTCCGTAGAAGCTTTATCTGAGCTTGTCAACATTGCAAATCAAATAATTTCCTCTATGACTGCAGAGGTTGATGCAAGAATTGAAGAAACAGAAACAAGAATTGATGCACTTCAAACATTTCAATCTGATCTTCTTACACAACAAGAAACTCTTGAACAAGAACTTCAATCTGCAAGAGGTCAGAGAGCTGAAGATTTGTTGTTGCAAATAAATAACCTTTCTGCTGCACGTTCTGCTGCTGCAAAGCAAGAACAAGCTCAAAATAAAATTCTTGCAGAGCAGGAAAAGAAAAAAGCTGAACTTGCAAGAGCATCTGCAATTGCATCTGCAATTCAAACAACTGTTCAAGCTGGTCTTGCTGTTGCTACTGCTTTTACAGCAAATGCTGCTTATCCAATTGTTGGTGTTATTGCTGCACTTGCATTTGTTTCTTCTTTAATTGGTTCTATTGCAGCAATTAAGAATGCAGCAAAGTTCGAAAAAGGTGGTGAGGTTGGTGGTAAACTCCACAAAGATGGTGGAACAATGATTGAAGCCGAGAAAGGTGAGTTCGTCATCAACAGAAAAGCCACACAAAACAACATTGGTCTCTTGAAGCAAATCAATTCAGAAGGATCAAGCAAAACTTTGGCAAGAAAATATGAGAATGGTGGAGTGGTTGGAATAAATTCTTCTACATTCAATGCACTTAACTCAAATTCAAATGCAAATGTGAGCGATAATATCAAACAACTTCAGAGTCAGATTGATGCAATGGCGAATAGACCTGTTTATGTATCTGTACAGGATATCAATGACGGGCAAAAAGGTTATGCGAAGATCAAAAATTCAGTTTCATTTTAAACAAAATAAAGTTCAAACATATTTAATTAAAGAAATGGAAAAACTCCCAATATACGATCTAATAATCAACGAAGCCGATGATGAGACTGGAGTATATCTTGTTTCTTTTGTTGATTCACCTGCTATTGAGAAAGACTTCGTGAAATTGTCAGATAAAAAGGATGAATTTAAGTTCAAGGTCACAGAAAAAATGAAGCAATATTTGACAGGCCCAGTGCTTGTACCAGATATGCTGATTTATCGTATGTCAGGAAGGACTCCATATTATGTTCGTTTTTCTGCACAAGAGATTGAAAAAATTGTTCGCAAGTTCTTCAGAAATGGATTCACGCACAACACAAATCAGCAACACGAAATTGAACTAGATGCTAATTATGTGTTTGAGTCCTGGATTGTTCAAGATCCAGAGAATGATAAAAGCAAAGCAATGGGATTCAATGACATTCCTGCAGGAACCTGGATGATGACTTACCATATCCCTGATCAGGAGTTTTGGAACAAGGAGATTATGACAGGAAATGCGAGAGGATTTTCTATTGAAGGCTTCTTTGATCAGGTTGAAATGAAAATGGAAAAGATTCTTGCTGACGGCGAACATTTATTGGCAGATGGCAGCTTGGTTGTGGTTGAAAATAACCACATCATAGATTCAATTAGTAAAACACAATTTAAAATACAAATAGAAGATAAAATGAAAGATAAAACTCTGTTGGGCAAGATCAAGGATTTGATTTTCAAGACAAACAAAATGAAATTTATGGAGCACACACTTCAAGATGGTAGAAAAATCTTTGTTGATCACGAAACAAAAGAGGCATTCTTGATTGCAGAAGATGGAACTCAAAGTATTCTTGCAGATGGCGAATACGCACTTGTTGATGGCACTGTAATTAATGTCCTTGGTGGCGTTGTTATCGATAAGCCAATGGATGCTGCTGTTGAAGAAAAAGTATTGGTTGACGAACGTGTAATCTCAATTGATGACGTGACCAAAGCTGTTACTTACTTGAAGGATGGTGTTGAAACTGCATTGGAAGATGGTGAATTCGAATTGAAAGATGGTTCTAAAATTATGGTCAAAGATGGTCTTTTGGTTGAAGTTTCTGTTGAGGATGCAACCGAAGAAGATATGACAGAAACACACGAACAAATGAGCAAGTTGATGGATCAGCTTAACATTCTTTTTGACAAGCAAAAGTCAAAGATTGATGTATTGGAAGAAAAACTTTCAAAACAAGGCAAGGCGATTGCCAAACTAGAAAAAAGTTTTGAAGAATTCTCCAAAGCTCCTGCAGGAAAGGAGGTGAATTTCTCAAAATCACTAGAAAAAAGTGAAGAAGTTAACCCTAAGAAAAAGAATTTTATAGATTTTTCTAAACTTGACGAACTTAATAAGTAACGATTTTTTTTAACAACATATTTATTTATAAATTTAAACAAAAAAAGAAAATGGCATTTACAACTATTTCCGTAGCATACGATGGAGTCAACAAAAGAGACTGGTACACCACTCTCTTTAATCAAATTGATGTCCTTCCTTACTTTCAGGTTGTTCCAGGTAACAAACTGAGTGCAAAGATTCCAAATATGACATTTGGAAATCTTTTGAAAGCTGATTCTTGTGAATATTCAAGCGGATCTGGACTGACTATCTCTGAGAAGACTATCTCTGTTTGTAAGTTCGACATCAACCAGACAATCTGTATTGATGAACTTGAACAAACATTCATTGGAGAGTATATGAAGCAGGGTGCTTTGAACAGCGACATTCCTACTGTTGAATTTAACTTCATCAATGACAAGGTCAAAGAAAGCGTACAAGATTCTCTTGAGCAAATCCTTTGGTTGGGAAACACAGCATCTGGTTCTGCTCCTACAAACCTTTGCGATGGCCTTAGAAAGAAATTGGTTAACACTGCTTATTCAGCTTCAACTGTTAACTTGACTGCAGCTACTGTAACAAGCTCCAACGTATTGGCTGAAATGGCAAAACTTAAAGCTGCTGCTCCTGCAGTTGTTAAAAGCAAAAGTGCAAAGAAAAACTTGTTCTTTATGGTTTCTCCAACTGTATTTGACGCTTACGAAACTGCATTGGCAAACCAAAACGCAAGCTTGCTTCAGAATTCATTGGGTCTTAGCACTGAATTGAACTACATTGGTATTCCTGTGGTTATGGTTCCTTCAATGGCTGGCTCTGAAATGGTTCTCACTGTAAGAGACAACTTTGTTTGGTCTACAGACTTGATGAACGACTATGAAACACTTAGAGTTCTTGACCAAAGAAATGGTGTTGGTGACAACAGCTTCCACTTGGTTGGCAGAATGTTCTTCGGTGTTGAAGTTAAGTTTCCACAATACGTTGTTATCTACAAATAATTAAAAGGAGGAAAATAATATGAGCTGCCCTATTACATCTGGTTTTTCCCAGAGCTGCCAATATAGACTTGGTGGTATTAGCGACCTTTGGTTGCAGAATCACAGCAACTTGGCTTCAAGTGCAGTTACTTATTCCTCAACAGGACAAGTAACTGGAGCAACACTGACTTCAGGTAGTTGGCTGAAATATGAAGTTGTTAAAAACACTTCAGCGTTCAATGAAGAAGAGCAATTTGGTGATGTAGCGAGATTCTGGCAACAGACTTTGAGCTTCTCACTTGCAACGAGCTCAGACGCACAAGTTGACAGGAATCAAGCTGAATTGCTTGGTCTTGGTAAGTTGGTTGCAATTATCAAAACTAGAACAGGCAACTATTTGCTTGCTGGTTGGGAGAATCCTCTTGAGCCTTCTGCTGGTACTGCTGGCACTGGTCAAGCTGAAACCGACACAGATGGTTACACCTTCACTTTCCTTGCACCACAAGTTGGTCTTGCGCCTACGATCAGCACTGCAGTTACTGCTTCATTGCCGACATCCTAAATTAATTTTTTGACATAGTTTTTAAAAGGAGATCAATTCGGGTCTCCTTTTTTTGTGCTTTTTATGACGTTTACATATTTACTTGTATGAGTTGCCAAATAGAATCTCCAATTGATCAGTGTCTATATTCTGTAAGCGGAATTCGCTCTTTGTTTATTGCAAACTCAGCTGATATTTGTTGTTCGTTTTATGATCAGCATGACAGAATAACAGGATTGACAATGAGTTCTTTGCTTGAATTGAAATTCACAAATCAATTTGCAGACGCAAAAGAAAGAACTGAAAATACATTCAATGGTTGGTTATCAACTCAGACAATTGATTTCTCTGTTTCTTACGATGAGTATATTAAGCGTCAGTGGCTGGAGAAATTGAAGACTTCTGATGTGAAATGCATCATTGAATCAGCAAACGGAAATATATTCCTATACGGAGAACAAAATGGGATGAAACTCCAGCAAATTAATTCAGGAATTGGTGTTGGTGGTTCTTCATTGAATGGATTTAATTGGAATATCACAGGAGCAGAGAAAGTACAAGCAAGAGAGCTTGGAATTTCAATTGATACAATCAGAGCAAGTGCAATTACAGGTGGCACTATAACAAGCAATTGTTCTGCATACTCAGCCACAACCTGGGGATCAACAACTGTAACATTTTTCACTATACAAAATTGTTTATTTTCTAACTTTACATAAAAAATGCAAATTTTAAGTTCAACAGATACAATTAACCAGGGTCGTGTAAAAGTCAATGATTGCATTGACCATACTGTAACTGGTGCAACAGCTGGTACATCACCTGGATCAATTGATTTCAAATCAAATTCAGGTTTGTACAACTTCACAACGCAAATTAACTTTCCGAACATAACTGAAGGAGGTATTATCGATGGAATGGTTGTAACACAAGATACCGTCAATCCACTTAAATGGATTGTATCTTCAGGTACATATATGGTTGGTGGACAACCTTATACTTATGGTGGTGGTGGAGTTACATTGTCAGTTGGCCCAAGTGCTTCAGTATCTCCAGGTCGTGCCGACTTGATTATTGCCACAAGTGCTGGTGTAACTACAATTGCTGGTTCTGCAAACTCTACAACTCCAGCAACTCCATTTTATCAAGAGTCTTCACAACTTCCTCTGGCTGTTATTATTGTTTCTGCTGGAGCAGTAAGCACAAGTGCCTTGAACACAGTTGTGAGGTCAAATATGAACTTTGGTGGAAGAATGAATCCAGCTGGTTCAGATCCTCTTAGACATTCAATCAATGGTTACAATGGAAGCAACTCAAAGATGTCAATTAATATGGCAAATCAAGGTTATATGAATTCACAATATTCATATATTTTTGGTGGCACAAACAACATGATGTCTGGCACATCTGTAATTCTTTCTGCAGGAACAGTTCCAGACAACACAATTGTTGGTGGAACAAATAATTTAATTTCAGGATTAAATTCAAAATTCAGTGGTATTTTTGGTTCAAACAATTGCAAAATATTAAACGGAATCAATTCAAATATATTCGGAAGTAGAAATGTAACAGTACAAGAAGCGTCACAAAGTTTATATATAAATACTTTAAGTTCATTTTTCTTTGGCCAAAATAATTCAAATTTTATTGGGACGCAGTTTTGTACTGGTTATACAAACACAGGCACTGGTAATTTGATGTTGAACTGTGATTATTCCACATTGAGTCAGGGAGTTCAAGACTGCGGTATGATGTTGACAAGTTATAGTTATTTGTCTGGTAGTTCAAGCAATTCAGGTATCTTTGCTGGTAGAGATTCAAACTTGGACGCAGTTAATTATTGTGCTACAATTGGTGGCTCTTATAACTTCATTTCAAACTCTACTGACTCAATTATAACAGGTACTCAAAACACTGCAAGTACGACTTCTGTTGCATTTATTTCAGGAAAGAAAAACATAATTTCAAACGCACTTTATTCAACAATTGTTGGTGGTTCTGGAAATACAATTACAACTGAGAGATCAGCAATGTTTAATTGTTTGAATACAAATTTAAACAATAACTCTGGTCAGGTTGCTATTGCAACAAATGGATATAATGATGCTGGTATTACATTGCCAGAATATACTCTTATTACAGATGCTCACAAGATAAACAAAGAATTGATTCTTGGTGTTGAGGTTGTTGGAAGTGGAGTAACAAATACTACTTCAAGAATTATTCAGGCAATTGATCCTACAGGTGGTGGTGCTGGAAATCAACATTTGTTGCCAGCAAACCCTTATGATGGAGAATTGCACATAATTAAAGATGCAGCTGGTACAGCATCTGGACTTGTTCCAATTGAAGTAAGCGGAAACGGACACAATATAGATGGAGCATCAACTTATGACATAGATACAGCTTATCAAGTCCTTAGAGTTGTGTTTTCTTCTTCTTATAACAAATGGTTAATTGTATAATAAAATGGATAACGAAAAAAAAACCTCACTACAAGTAATCAAATTCAATGATTACAAAATTGATCTTCCTTTATTCAATATCCATTCAAGTGGTAAGTGGGTAGATTTTGGTCAAACAAATCTATTCCCACAAATGATGGTTGACCTATTCAACTCTTCACCAACACACTCTTCAATCATCAAGCGCATGACGCAGCTAATTGCTGGAGATGGAATTGTATATGGAGAGAATGTAAAGTTGAATAAATGGATTCAAGATGCATTTGGAAATGTAAATGAATGGATAGAGAATGTAGGTCAAGACTTTTTGATCCATAATGCTATTGGCAGTCAGATAATTTGGTCAAATGATGGAAAGTGGATCAGCAAAGTAAAACACCTGGATGCAAGCAAGATTAGAGTATCATATAATGATGATAACATTTGGATAAGCAGAGATTGGCTTCAATACAACTATAAAATCTCTAAGCCAGTTGAAATGGTTCGCTTTGACAAAAGTAAATCAAAAGAAGCTCCAGTTCAAATTCTGTATTCATTCAAAAAAAACCCAGGAAATGACTGGTATCCAATTCCAGCATATTATGGTTCTGTAAATTATATTGCGCTCGACAAATCTTTGGCTGAGTATTACAATAACTTTGTGAGCAACGGTTTTTCTGCGTCTTATGTTGTTACTGCCTATGGCAAGAATCTAACTCCAGACGAAAACAGGCAGATGCAAAGGGACATAGAAAAGAAATTGATTGGCCCAAAGACTGCAGGTAAATTTATTCTTCAAACTGCTCCAGACAAAGACTCAAAATGGGATTTCGATGCCCTTACAACAGCCGATAATACAAAGATGTATGAGACACTCCAGAAGTGGAGTCAACAGCAAATTATGGGTGCCCACGGAGTCACAGTTCCTGAATTGATTGGTGCATCTTCAGGTGGTGTTGACCTTGGTGGAGATGCAAACAAATTAATCTCTGCTTATGAGTTGCTTCAAAATACGCAAATCAAACCTGTACAAAATAGAATCATCAATCAAATCATTGAACTCGCAAGAGCAAGTGGCATATTGTGTTCAAATGACGATATCTTCATCTCATCATCAATTCCTGTTAAGGCAATTGATATGAATGTATTGACTGTAAATGAAAGACGTAAGCTTGCAGGTTATGAGCCAATTGAAGGCCAGGATATTATTCTTTCATCTGTTCGTTTCGACAACAAACAAAAAATGGCAAGTCAAGTTGATTATGGTTGTTTGATGTTGGATCTTGAAGTTGAGGCTTGGGATGAAATAAAGATGATGGTTGATCCAGAGGATATTTATCAGGGCGAACTTGAATATGGTGGCTTGCAGCAGACTCCACACGTTACAGTTATGTATGGCTTCCACGAAAATGTTAAGCCAGGAGAAGTTATGTCTGCAACAGAACTTAGCCCAGAAGATATTCAATTCAATTTGGTTGAACTTAACAGATTTGAATCTGATCTTTATGATGTTTTAAAGTTTGAAGTTTCAGTTCCTGAACTGACAGAACTTAACTCAAAAATGAGATCATCTTTTGATAACACTCAGACTCATGAGGGATACAATGCACACGTAACATTGGCATATATCAAAAAAGGTCTTGGAGAGAAATACGACAAAGTATTCCAGGATGGATATCAAGCAAATGGAAAGAAATTTGCATTTAAATATAAACAAGGCACAAAAGAATTAAATTGGAAATGATATGGCAACAACATACCTAATAACTGAAGCAGAAATAAAAGACATTTGTACAGCAATTGATCAAAACATCGATCCTTCGTTCTTGAATCTATATATTTTGGCAGTGCAGTCAAATTATGTAAGGCCACTTTTGGGAAAGGATTTTTACAACCAAATTATGTCCCAGGCTTCATCAAATACATTGTCAACAGAAAATCAAACTCTGGTTGATTTGATGAAGCGTCCAATTGCCTTCTGGGTGTGGGCTGAAAGCGTCTGGGAGCTCACGTACCGAACGACAAATGCTGGAGTGGTAGCAAGTGCCGATGACAAGTTTACTGTCGCTGAGCCTCACGTAATTGATGCACAAATGGAACGCTATAAGAACTATGCTGAGAACTGGTGGAACAATGATGTGAAGGAGTATCTTTGTGATAACCCATCATTGTACCCTTTATATTCAAGCGACACAAATAATGCTTTTAATTCAGGTTACACTTTATATTTCTGACATATTTATGATATACAATAATAAGAAAATGAAATTTGCAGACCACGTATTTGGTTTCAACTCATCCCAAGATTTGTTTAATACTCTATTGGGATTGAAGAATTGGTTGGCCGTAGGATTAATATCGTTTTTTGGAGCTGTTACAAGCTTCATAACGAGTTATGTGTACAATGATGTAAGATCAATTGGTGTATTGGTAGCTCTATTAACTTTTGATGTCATCACAGGCATTGTAAAGAGTTATACAAAAAGAGCAGAACAGGGAAAAAGTGGTTGGTTTGAATTTATTTTATCCATAAAGTCAAATAGATTGATGCGTGGATTTTTGATTCTCGTTTTGCAAATTTGTTTGCTTGCAATATGCTGGAACATTGGTCTTGTGTTTCCTTTGTTGTCATTTCTTTCTGGACTTGTATATTTTGGCCTGGCAACAACTCAAATAATCAGCATAAGCGAGAATTTGTATGAGGCAAAGATAATCAAATTCAATCTTCCAAGGCAAATCAAAGAAAAAGTTAAGGGATTATTCGAGAAAAAGAAGGAAGAATAAAATTCCTTTATATTTATGGTTATGAACATGACCGAAAATATAGAATTTCTTGAACAAAATATTGATTTCAATGATGTATCAATCTTCTTTGACGAAAATGATGAAATTGAATTGGTTACTTTTCTTATTCGCCAGCTGGTAGAGGAGCAATCAAAAATAATTGAACACGCAAAGAAAGATGAATTTGAAGAATCAATTCACATTTCAAATCAGGTAAGTAAATATTTATTATTGATTGAGGATCGGTTTCCTGGATTCAAATACCTTGGATCAAAAATTCACCTAGATTTT